TATATCTCCACCTGCTGTATTGATTGCTGACCTACTACCAACTGAACCTCTTGCCTTTGCAAAATGCAATGTAGGCGGAGTTGTAGCATTTGAAGAAGATTCTATTACAATGTTTCCTACAACGCCTGGAGCACCAGCCGCAACATGAAGTCCTGTGGCTTGTATTGCAGATGCCGCTGAACCAATATTGACATTGCCATGAAGAATAGCATCACCATTAGCTTTAAAGTTTGCTGCATCAGTTCCATCTTTATCCTCTAACAGCAAAACACTTTCAGATGAACTATCTCCAGCTCTAATTCTTAATCCATTTCCGCCTGTAGAGTGAGTATTATCAATCCTAGCTACAAAATCGCCTATGGAACCTTCTTCTTTTACATATAATGAATAATTACCAGGATCATCACCATCTCCTATAGAAAGTTTACCAAGCATATATATCTTCCCATCAGATGCAATTCTCATCCTTTCAGCAGTTGAGCCAGTACCATCAGCGGTTGTACCAAATACCAATGCACCCGGCATATCTGTATCATCAGAGCTTGAAAATGGAGTGCCATCTATTTCTGCGTGTATAGATGCCGCTTCATCAAAGTCATCACCATCTGCGCCATACCAAGCAATCTTGCCTAATTTTTCATTGTCTACTACTAATGTTTTCGTGCTTACTGAATTTGATGATGCTTTCCTTAAACCTATTACAGATTGACTTGAGTCTCCACTTGAATATGTATCAATGTTAAATGTTGCATTATCTGAAGAACCAGCCTTTGCAATATTTAATTGAGCATCTGGAGTAGAAACGCCAATTCCGACATTGCCTGAAGAGTCATCAATCGTTAATCTAGTAGTATTATCTGTTTTAAATATTATATCCCCACCACTAACATCACCTGCATTTAATATAAGCTGACCAGTATTAGTATGTTCATTACCAGCTAATTCAATATAAGCACCTCTTGATTGTGAAACATCTCCACCACCACCAATTCTTGTTCGTCTATTATCAGAAGCATCGTCTGATGTTTGGTGTATGTCAAAGTTTGTAGCATTTCCTGTTATACCTGACTTGGGAACAATAGCACCATTAAACTCAACATCATCATCTTTAATACGCATTGCAATGTCACCGCCAGTATATACATCTATAACATCATTGTGATTGTAATGAAAATATGTATTACCACTTAAACCATCTAAATACAAATATGAATCTGCTTGACCACCTATACCCACTTTGACATTTGTCGTATCTACAACAAATACATCACCACCATCAGAGTTCTTTCTGACAAGAAATGCTTCTGTACTGGTTACATCTATTACTTGAGTTCCTTCTAATATCTCATCAAAGGATAGTGAACCACCACCACTTACAGTTAAATCTCCCGATATAGTTAGATCACCATCTATTGTACCCCCATTACCGAAGTCCTCAGTAATAGCTTTTAACATTGAACTTTGCATTATATCTCCACAGTTTTAACTGCACCAGTTGTTGTACTGGTAGAATTGTAATTGAAATAAACCGTATTACCCAACCCTCTCGGAACAGTTAGGAATGTTAAAGTGTTCTTTGGAATGACTAGGTCATTTGCTGCTGTAACATCTGTAGTAGTTGTAGAAAAATTAAAATAAATCTCTACTGCACTATACACCCCCAGGGTAGATGTCATAGTTGCTAAAGCTAGGTGAGTTGTGTTTCCTGTACTTGCGCTTGAGCCTGCTGTTCCTGCTGAATTAACTGTCCATTCACCACCTACTGTTGCATTTAAGGCTTCTTGTACTGATCTTTTATGTAGCTTACTCATTAGCTTGATTTCCTGTATACGATTGCAAAATCACCACTAGCTATTTGAACAGATGACCACTCTCCATAAATGGTTTGCCCTGCTAGTAATGTAACTGATGAAAGCGTGTCCCATATATCTGTATCTACAGAAGTAGCTGCTGTAATAACACAATCAACAGAAAGTGCTTGAATTGCTACATAAGTATGGGAATTGACTGTTGCGTTAGTGACATAATCATAGCCACCTCCACCTAGTCGGTTCTGTGCTTCTTGGGTAGTGTAATGATGTAAATTTGAAGTTGCCATTGATTCTCCTAATCTCTAAGGTTAATGGTAAACCATGAACGAGCCTTTAATAAAATTACTTTTTCTTTTTAAATAGCTTTTTCTTTGGTTTTGGTTGTTTTTTTTCTGGGGTTAGTAAACCCTTGCCTTTTACCACTTCGTAACCATTTGCCACCATTTTAGAGGCTTTAGAGCCATCTGTGGTATGTTCATAATGATTACCTTTCTTTAATATTATCATAGATCTTCCTTTCAATAATGGGGGCAGAATAATCCACCCCCAAAATTATTACTTCAGTTTAAGGATTAAGAAACTCAATTCCTTTAACATGGTTTGAAGTAGTGATTACTGCTCCGTAAATAATGTCAGCAACCACTTTGGTGCCGAGGTAGGATACGTCGTAATCTGACTGCACGCGAATATCTTGTTGCACAGCTACTGCGATTGCGGATTTATGCACTAGGTAAGCAGATTCAATTCCTGTACTTGTTGTAGTAGGGATCAAAGAGCTTGTAAAAACTGGGATACCAAATAGGTTTCCAACTTGACCAGTTTGCATAACAGCATTATCATTACCAAAACCAACTCCAGCACCTGAGTTATTAGTTACAAATGCTTTAGAGTTTAGCAAGTCAGCATAGATAAGTGGATTCACAAAGAAAGCACATTCATCTGCTGGAATATCATTTGCCATTAAAGTTCCTAGAGCAGTCTCAACATCTGCATTAGACATACTATTGTCTGCTGCTAATGTCTGAGTTGTTCCAAGTGTCTGCAACAACGCTTCGATTTTAGTATCAACAGCTTTAGCAAGAGCATATGCCATAGATTGAGCATACTTGTCAAAAAGCTGTTCATTTGATTGAACCATCGCAATATCTTCGAATAATTTTGCGGCGTACTTGTGTTGATCAATTGCTAGGTCTATGTCTGTTTCAACATTTGCTGTGTATTCTACTGATGTGTTTGCAGATTTATCAGCACTTGCCACTTCTTGAACAGTAGGGATGTGTAATACGTCGCCCCGACCCTGCACTAGACTTGAATAGTCATCAAAGAAAGGCTTGAGAACTAATTGCTTCTCAAAGTATCTGTATACCCCATCAGCCCATAGCTCAGGCACAAAGACATCAACATCAGATTTCTGAGTGACATCTCCTGTAAATCCATAATAATTAGCCATTTATAGACTCCTTATTTATTCATAGCATATCCCTTAACAATGTCTTTCCAGTTTGTTCGTCTTTCTTCCTGTGACATCTTTGTCCAATCTTTATTATTAGGATTGACTGCCCTGGCTGGAGTTCCACTTGTTGGGGGTACACTATCATTGTTATTAATTAATTTAGAGTGCAAGGTTCTTAATTGTGGAAGTGATAAACTGCCAAATTGTTCCCTGTCACTCTCTTCAAAATCAGCAAGAATCTTTTCACGCTGGTCAGCTTCATCTTTTCTAAAAGCCTCTACAATCGGTTCCATCTCTGAAAGTTTTACAGCCCTTTCTTCAGCAAGTTGCTGCCATTGGTTCTGTTCTTCCATTTGTTTCTGCCTATCAGTCTCTCGTTGCTTTTCCATTTTTGCTAACTTAGCTTCAGATTCCTGCGCCCTTTTTCTGTATTTTTTGCTCTCCTGAACTAACTGACCATAGTCGGGTAATTCTATGTCAGTATTCTGGCTATCAGTTGCCATCTCTGTTGATGTTGCTTTTTCCACCACAGGCTGCTCAACATAAGCCTTTGGTTGGTTTTCCACACTCTGGGATTTTGTATCTTCAGACATTCTGTCCTCTTCTTTAGTTGTTGAAATTTAATAATGGATGTATCTTTTTTAAAATGACTTAACTGCATTTATATTTTTATATCAAATTTTATTTTCTTT